ATTTGTTACGACTTGTTAGGTCAGTCTATCGATGAAATTGAAGTGGATTACGACAACGAAATTATTGTCATCACCACTAGCATGGGTAGAATTGAATTTACTGGTGATGATTTAGCGATGTACGTCGAAACCGACAAATTTGACGGGTAAAGCTAAAAAACGACCTCACCAATCGCTGTATAACAGACGATTGATAAGGCGGTAATGCACTGATAGCCACGCATGTACAAAAACCTGTCAAAAACGCAGGAAAGTAGCAAATCACGTATTCAAGTATGTTCAATTCGTAATTCATGTATTTCTATCTCTATTTTTTTGTCGGACGGCAATTTTACCATAGCCGTGGTCGGAAAATGACCGCGAGATAGAATTTCAACTATACATTCGCCTTTGTTCCACCATAACCATTTTGGTAATGTCATTTTTTCAGTCATGTTATTCTCCGTATTCCATTTGTAAAAGTAGTTCGCAATAGTGCATCGCTTTTTTGATGTCGTCAGCGCCGTTCTTATTTTGGTGACGGCAAACGTACTTGATGATGTTGCCTTCTAAAAAGCTAAGATTATTAGCCGTGATAAACTCGATGGGTTGAATTGCCATCTCAGCGTAGTGTGACCCGCCCACTTGTTTTTGTAGCGCAGTCGCCGCTTCTTCCATGTACATCTCTGTCATTCCGTCACTCATTGTTAGCTACCTCCAATACTAAGTCTTCGACGCGGATCAGCGTGTCGTCTGATAACAAATTTGATATGTCTTGCGTAGAGTCCGGCAGCTCTATTGACAGTATCTCTACATCAACGTCGTCAGGGCTGTCGCCAGTGCCAAACGGATCGTTGTAACGGGTGATGTCTGCGTACACGTCTAGCTCGATGCCGTATAGATTGATTGTGTATATCATTTTGTCACCCACATCCAAACCCTAGTCCAAAAGCCGACTGGTCTATATTCTTCTATGGGTAGCCAAGGTGTTGCGTCTACGTTAGTAAACTTGTAATTTTGCCTATCCCAAACTTCACGATAGTTGTTCATGGTTTTACTGCCTCCTTAATTATTTCCACACGCTCACGCGCAGCGCGTAAGATGGTGTAGCGTTGATGTAAGCGTTGTAACATTGAAATACGGCGCTCGGTTTGTCGCTCATGGTTTAGCAACGCCAGCACTTCTTCCTCTGTCTTGTCGTTAATGATAGCGTTCAGTGAACGCCAGTTTAGTCTTTCCATCCTACTCTCCTTGGTAATGCAGGCCGTCGTTGCCGTTGGCTGCGATAATGTCAATTCTGTCTTCGTCCCAGTTAAGCGGACAACCTGTAAATGCACACTCTTTCGTTGAGGCCAACCCCTTACCGCAGATGTTGCAGATAGGGTCTTTGTTCCTAAAGATTAAGTCAAAGTTATCCTCAAACTGTTTACTGTTTACACGGCTCTGTATCAAGTCGCCTGTGATGTCGTTATGTGCCGCCATCTTGTTCTCCTTAATTAATTGCAAAAAAGTGATATATCAAACAGTCTTACCAATGTAAGTAGCTTTAACATTGTTATTAAACTGCAACGTCACAGCACATTCCTGGCCTTTAGGTTTGTCCATTAGCTTGTACAGCCCAAATCCAATGGAAACTAAACATAGCATTAATAAAACTGAAATTACTACGGTTGCACGATCTACGCTTCTATCACCGCAGTCACACTTGCGGCCTTGATTACATTCTTGATTACACGGCATCACTTTTCTCCCCTATTTCAACTATAGTAAACTTCTTTTTAGAATACCTTTCGGCAGCCTTACGAGACATAAACACAGGCAATACCCCAATCATGCCGCTGGCAAACTTTAATCCAATTGGCGTAGCTTTGCCAAATAAATCAATGTCAGCCTTTTCCTGAAGTGCCATTACGATGAACATGTGTTCTTATCCTTTAATGCTTGTTCAATTTTTGTAGTATGCCAAACCGTATCTCTATTTCTTTTGGCCCAACCATATCTTGTTACTGTAATAGGCATTGAATATTCGGGATGGTTAATTATCTTGCTTTCTTGCACTTGATAATCACTCCCTAATTCGCCTTCCATAGTATTAATTGACATTATTCTTATCCTTTAATCCGCTAAAACCATTCTTGGTCTTTAGCTCTTGTTCAGCAGTCTTGAATAAAGTTTTATGAAATACGATACCCTTTTCAACTTTGGATTCATAAAATATTTTATCCATCTCATCATCCGTTAATCCTTGCCATGCTGGTTGGTTTAACCCTTCAACATAAAAATCACGCAAGTATTCATCGTTTAATTTTGCGACTGTTGGTTGTTCTAGTGCTTTCTTTTCGCCCATACATTTAGCCAATAATTTTAAGATTGTATTAGCATCTTTTCTGTTTCTAGCAATACATTCTGCTGGTGTTTCATCCTCTTTTAAATATTCTTCACAGTCGCTTAATCTGCGTTGCATATCTTGTAATTTATCTAAAGGCACAGCCACCATATTGCTTTGTCGTTCTAGTGCTTCTTTGCAAGCGTTGATTGCTTTTTTATGAAAGTTTACTTTTTTTTCAACCTCAATTAGTGGTGTTTTCATCATTTCTAATGCAACCCCATTTCCAAATACCAATGGCATGGATTCGTCCAACGCTTCAATCGCTATCTTTAATGCTTCGTCTTTAGTCATGCTGTTTTCCTTACAAATTAGTCTTTCGCAATGTGCCTTAAACCTAGTCGTGCCAACACATTGCAAGATAGTTACTTCCATTACCCCCTAGACACTTTCACTAATAAACTATGTGTTTTTTTCCTTTGATGCTTGTTCAATAGCGCGAGCAAAAAATAATCTATGTTCAAAAGATAAGCACCCATTTACATAAGATGTATTCCATAAATTATTTATCACATCATCTGTTAATCCTTGCCATTGATGAGGGTGGGTGTAAAGTGGGATTGCTTCATGTTCTTTGCAAACTGCTTTATCGCATAAAATTTCTTTATCCCATTCAAGAAACATTTCATATTCATCAGTCCAAGCCACAGGGTTTTGCAATGAATGTTGAAAGCACTTTGTTTTTGTATGCGTTATTGATTGCAAATTAAAGGCTGGATTCCCACAATGACATGCCACAGGTTCTTGCGCTGGTTGTTCTTGCGCTGGTTGTTCTAGTGCTTCTTTGCATGCGTTAATTGCCTCATTGCATAAATCTATATGATGATGTCCTGTAAGCAAGGCTTTAATCGCCATCTTTAATGCTTCGTCTTTAGTCATTTCAACTCCTCCATTGCAACATCAGAAATAGCCCGCTTGTCATGCAAAGCCGCCCAAATACGTTCGTCTACTGTTTTGTTAGCTAACAGTATGTAGCACCACACATCATGCGCTTGGCCACTGCGATGCAGACGGCCTATGGTTTGTTCATACAACTCTAAGCTCCACGGCAGTGAGAAGAACACAATCTTACAGCCGCCGTGTTGTAAGTTCAGGCCGTGGCCTGCTGACTTAGGGTGTATCAATAGCAGTTCAATCTCACCGTTATTCCAACGCTTGATGGCGTCAGGCTCGTCTATTGTCACGGCCTTAGGAAAGCGCTGCTTTAGCTTTTTAAGTTCCGCCTGGAAGTTGTACACCACGATAGTGTTGTCGTGTTGGTTCTCGTCCAGTAGGTCTTCTAGCAGGTCAAACTTATGAAAGCTCAACCATTTAGTCTCGCTGCTGTCTTCGGTGTCGTAGATAAAGCCCGACGCTAACTGCTGTAACTTGGACGTCAGCACGGCAGCATTAACGGCGGTCAATGTTTTGCCGTCCAGCTCCATCACAAACGTCTTCTTAAAGTGTTCGTACTCTTGTCGGTTAGGCAACTCGCACCGCACCTCTACCGTGTGACATGGCGGCAGCTTGTCGCTGTATTCGCCAGCCTCTAACACATACGTGGCAGGTTTAATAATCTGCATCACGGTCTTAAGTGCGTCAGGGCGTGGCTTCCAGTCATTAAAGTCTTTGTTAAGTAGCACAAAGTGTTGCTGTAAGAACGCGCCTTTGCTACGGCCTAACAAGGTTTGATCGACTATCTTGCACTGGCCAAACACATCCTCAAGGCCGTTGCTGGTGAACGATCCGGTCAAGCCCCAGCGGATGTTAATCTTGTCCATCAGCTTGGCGATGGCCTTAAAGCGTTTGCCAGTAGGATTTTTAAGCCGTGTTAGCTCGTCAAACACCACGGCATCAAAGCCCTTCAATGACTCTAGCGATTGCAGGCTGTCGTAGTTCGTCACCACTACATTAGCGTCGGTCTTGAACGCATCCTGGCGCTGCTTTTGTGTGCCTACTGCCACAACAAGTGACAGGCGTGGCGCCCACTTAGGCTGCTCAACGGGCCACACGTCAGTGCAGACACGCTTAGGCGCAACCACTAGGAAGCGCTTAACAAGCCCCGCCTCGATAGCGTCCTGCATTGCAGTGAGCGTGATGGCCGTCTTACCTGCGCCTACAGGCGCAAGTATCATGGCACGGTCATGCTCGTATATAAAGTCAGCCGCGACTTCTTGGTAGGGACGTAGCTTTAGCCCAGTCATCTATATCTTCCTTATTCCATAAACATGCGTACTTCTGATTAAGACGTGTAACCTCTATTGCAAATACTTTTTGCAGTTCGGACAACTTACCGCCATCTGTTTTTATTTCCACAAACCATGTGTCACCATTAGGTAAACACGCCACTCGATCCGCCACACCCCGATGTGCTGGGCTTGTAAACTTGTAGCTTTTACCGCCTAACTGCTCTACTACCTTCTTAAAGTAGGCTTCAACTTGTTTTTCTAACATGCTTATCTCCCGTTGATGATTTAAATAATAACACATTAAAAAATATATTGACAACATTTATTTTTAATTGCTATACTGCAATCTCAATTTT